CAGGGCCTTAATAGTCTATTGAATAGACTTCATGTACTTTCTGATGCAATCAAGGAGGAAGTAGATTTAGAAGCACGTGCAGGTGCATATAAAATGCAAGCTGAAGCATCTAGGATAGCAGCTAGAGTGATGGCCCCAAATGGCGCAACCGCAGTAGATGAAGGGTATCTACTGAATAACATAATAGTAGATGAACGTAGGAGTTATCGCACCTATTATGTTATTTCTACAGCACCATATTCTGCGTTCGTCGAATTCGGAACAGGAGCAAGATTTAAAGTGATAAATCCGGAGTGGATGACAATCGCGGCTGAATGGAAGGGCAAGAAGGGAGGGAATTTTCAAGAGTTCTTAGAAAAGATTGAAAACTGGTGTATTAGACACAATATAGCTCCTGAAAACGCCTATGTGATTTGTGTTAATATTTTGAAAAATGGTTTATACCCTCGTCCATTCATGCAGCCAGCATTTTACAGGGTAGGTCCTCAAATTGTCAACAATATAAAACGAGTTATAAGAGACGCAATTAGAAACTAAATGAATAGTCCATCATACGATATAAGGATACAATCATACTTAGCATTAGAAAGCATTTCGTATAATGGGAAGGCAGTAAAAGTATTCGATGAATTTGCTGATAGTTATGCTAATTTCCCCCGTATAATGTTATTGGACGTTACGCAAACTTTATCTGTAGATTCAAAGTGCGGTTTTGCTGGGGATTGGGCACAAACGATAAAGATTACTGATTCTATTACGGCTGCACGGTCTAAGAATAGAATTGAATTAATAACAAAAGATATATTACAGCGTCTTGTTCCTTTTAAAGGCCCATATATCGATCTATCACCTTATTTCATAGTTTGGAATGTTTTAGCAAATGAGCAATCCTCACAAAGTTATACAGACGGAGTAAGGCAGTATATTGATAAAAATATTAGGATTTTTAAAAGACTTTCAACTTTGCCTGATTGTGATATAAAAAAACAACATCCAACACAAAAGCCAATTAAACTTTATAAGTATTGTTTAAAAAAATATGCTGAGGATGATTTTAAAATACTCGACACCCATCTCGGTAGTGGTTCAATCGCTATTGCTTGCCACGACTACGGATTTGAGTTAACGGCTTGTGAATTAGATAAAGAGTATTTTGATAAGGCAGTACAACGGATACAAAACCACGTTAGTCAACAAAAATTATTCTAATTTAGAACCATTCCAAACCCCAACTAAAAAATAATTTGTAAATTTATTAATAATTAAAATAGAGAAAATGAGTAAAATAATTTACCAAAAATCAACGACTTATATTCCGATACAGTCGTTGCTCAAAGAAACGATGCTTTCGTAACTTTGATGAATCAACCGCCAAACCCAAGTTGGGTAAAAGTACACCCATTTATTAGAGATTACAAATACCTACCAATCGAGCGTATCGAGTTTCTTTTAAAAACTATTTTTAAATCATACAAAATTGAAGTACTCCGAGAGGGAACAAGTTTTAACGGGGTTTATGTAGTTGTACGTGTGCATTATTTACACCCTTTAACGGGGTTATGGGAGTTCCACGATGGGATCGGAGCAAGTCAATTGCAAACTGCAAAAGGAACATCCCCAGCGGATTTAAACAATATTAATAACGGTGCCTTGTCTATGGCATTTCCAAATGCAAAGACCATCGCTATAAAAGATGCGTGTGACCATTTCGGAAACTTATTTGGGGCTGACTTAAACCGAAAAGATGTTATTAGCTATGACTTAGATTTAACTTTAATTGAGTTTGACGAAACGCACCCGAATTGGGAGAAAGCGAAAACTGCATTTAAAAGCGGTCAAGTTACTATTGAGCAAATAAAAACTAAATACAAAATATCAGATGAAAACATTGCCAAATTTCAAGAGTAGAGCAAGTTCGAGTGGTAAGTTAATGACTGACCCGAAAGGAAAAACAAATTTACAAAAATTTGAAGATGCACGGGATTTATTTTGTAGTTTAGAACTACGTTTGTCTGAGTTTAAAAATAAAGATTGCAAGTCAGCAATTGAAATAAGAGACAAAAAAATTCCAGAAACTAAAAAATTGATTTCAGAATTAGAACTTGTAAAAGACAAAATAGAATTATCAGAAACCGCTAAAACACACGTTCAAGACTGGCTAAAAGAACATATTTACGGTGTAAAAAAAGAAATTTCAAGTAAGTACCTTAATAAAGGTTTAGCCTTAGAGGACAAAGCAATTGACAAAGCGATTGAGTGGTTAGATATTCCTTTTGCAATTAAGAATGAGCAGTTTTTTGAAGATGATTTTTTCACGGGCACACCTGATTTAATTGTAAACGAAACCGTGTACGATATAAAATGTAGTTGGGATTGTTTTACGTTTCCGTTATTTGATGATGAAATTCCAAACTCTGACTACTTTTATCAGTTACAAGTTTATATGCACTTAACGGGATGCAAAAAAGCCGTTCTTACCTACGTTCTTTTAAATACGCCCGAAGAACTAACTTACGAAGAAAAACACGATTATGACAATGTCGATGTAAAATATCGTATTAAAACCTATTCATTTAATTACGATGAATCGGTAATTGAAGAATTAAAAAAAAGAGTGGAGAACGCTCGTAATTATATTAATAACTTAAAAATAAATTAAAATGTCGAAAATCCAAGTTACATTAGATGCTACTAAATTACGTCCATTAGTATCACAAAGAGAATTTCAAAACAAAGCTGGCGAAACTGTACAAGTTCAAGAAATAAAATTTGAACTAATCCCAGTCAAAGAACCAAAAACAATTTATACTGGTAAAGGTATGAGAATTGATAAAACGCATTTCGCTTGTGTTGTTCAAACAAAGGAAGAACGAGAAGCAAACACACCAACCGTTTATATTGGTGAGGGATTTAGTACTATTTGGGACAATGCTCAACCCGTATTTAATGCCGTGCCAATTTCAGAAAGCCAAGAACCAAAAGAAGAAGAATTATTTTAACCAAAATTACCCCGCTTTTTATTAGTTTAATTAGCGGGGGTTTTGTATGTTTGTAATCGTAATCCATCACTTACACGTAAGATATTGCTAATTTTATATTAGCACCGAGAAACTCTTAGATATGTGTGATGGCTATCTAGGAGTTTTCTCATTTTATACAATTAAATTATGAAACTATTTTTTAAACAGTTATTTTGTAAACATAGCTTTATTAGATATTATCAATCTATTGGTAATCGTTTTTTGCATTTAAACATTTGGTATTACGACGATTATCAGATTGATAAATGTTCAAAATGTGGTAAAGAAAAACCAGTAAATAATTAAGCTATGTTAGAACTTCAAAAAGCACTTAAATTTTTAGACTATTTTTCTATCCTTACCGTTGGCGATGATAAGATACCAAATTTTACGTGGAAAAAATACCAAGATAAAAAAATATCTATTAAACAGTTCACGGAGCAATACGGGTATAAAGGCGGAAAAAAATGGACTGACAAAGATGGAATAGTTCGTGAAATTCAACCTACAACTAACTTTGGAATCATTACGGGTTTTGAAGATTTGGAGGTTTTTGATGTAGATTTAAAAGTGTTTTCAACCGCAAAAGAAAAAGTTGCTTTTTGGGATGAATATTTGCAAAACTTAAAAGATAATATTTTAGATTTTGACGACAAATTTGTAATTTATAAAACAAAAAACGAGGGTTTTCATATTCTTTTTAAATCTAAAAGAGTTCAAGGAAATACTAAAATAGCATCATTAAAAGGACACAAAGAAGCGATAATTGAAACACGTGGAACGGGCGGTTATATTTTTGCTTATCCCGATAATCAAGTGTCTAAACTTTCTTATTTTGATATTCAGTATATTTCAGATGATGACCGTGATGTATTAATGTCATTTTCTAAAATGTATAATTACGTTGAGGAAGTTACATTAGAGCCTAAAAAAGAAAAAACGGAGTTTATAAAATCAGACTTAACCCCGTGGCAAGATTATAATGATAAAACCGATATTTTAGATATTGTCGGCTCGGAGTTTAAAATAGTGTCTAACAATCATAAACATATTGTTATAAAAAGACACGGTGCAACTTCGGCGCATAGCGGTTATATTTATAAAGATAGCGGTTGTATGTACTTATTTTCAACTGGTACAATTTATCCACACGAAAAACTAATAACACCTTTCATAGCATTTAGTTACAAGTACTATAACGGGGATTTTTCAGAAAGCGCAAAGGAACTTTATAAATTAGGTTACGGTTCACGTATAAAAATCGAACCGCCAAAAACTTTAATAGAACCAGTTGCCGAAACTTACAATATAAAAAATGACGACTTAAAATTTCCATTAGATATTTTTCCCGAACCAATACAAAATTATATTTTAGAGTGTAATTCAAAACTCGATTCAAATATTGATTATATGGGTTGTTCAATGTTATGGTTAATTTCTGTTTGCATTGGCAATAGTATCGAAATTGAAGTAAAACGTGGATGGATTGAAAACGCTACTGTTTGGATGTCGTTAGTTGGTAAGGCTGGAATCGGTAAAACACCATCGATAAATAATATTATTTTTCCACTACAAAAAATAAATTCACGTGAAATTAAAAAATATTTTAAGGAACTTGAAAAATATGAGTTTTACGAAAACCTACCAGCTAAGGAGAAAAAAGACTATCCCGAAGTATCGAAACCAATTAAAACACAATTTATAGCGAATGATATTACATTAGAAGCGTTAGTTGATTTACACCAAGAGAGCGACAACTCGGTAGGTGTTTTTAAAGATGAATTAGCGGGTTGGTTAAAAGATATGAATAAATATCGTGCTGGTTCTGATTTGGAGTTTTGGCTATCGTGTTGGTCGGGAAAATCAGTAAGTTTAAATCGTTTAACCCGTAAAGGTTCATTTATCGATAAACCATTAATACCAGTACTCGGCGGTATTCAACCCGATATATTTAACAACTTTTATACTGATGAAAATAAAAGTAATGGTTTTATGGATAGGATGTTACTTTCTTTCCCTGATGCAGTAGTTGAAAAATACAATGAAAATGAATTGGAATACGAAATATTAGATTGGTACAAAAACAATATTATTTGTTTTTATGATAGTTTAAAATCAGTAATTAAACGAGACAAAGAAGATTCAATTGAATCAATGATTGCTAAATTCTCAAATGATGCAAAAACTGAATGGATGCGAATTTTTAATATCATTACTGATTTTCAAAATGATGATAACGAAAATGAGTATCTTAAATCTATGTACCCGAAGCAAAAATCTTATATACCACGTTTTGCGCTACTAATACATATTTTCGACGAGTTTTTCGGTAGCGGTGGTAATAGTTTGCTTATTTCAAAAGAAAGTGTATTAAAAGCGGAAAAATTAAGTAATTATTTTATTGCTACTGCAAAGAAAGTTAAAATAAATTCAGTCGAAGCTAACGATTTAAAAACGGTTTCTAAAGGTGGAAAAAACAGTTTAGAGAAGTTGAAATTGATTTACGAGGAAAACCCGAATTTTAACAGAAGCAAGACTGCTGAGATTTTAGGATTGAGTAGAATGCAAATAAACAGATTGCTTAAACAAATTGAGAAAAAATAGGTTACACGTTACAGTAAAATGTTACACTAATGTTACAGTAGTTTTTCAATGTTTACGGTACTTAACAAAGGAAAGTGTAACGTAGGTTACAGTAAAACCGAAATGAAAAATAAAAATAAAAAAAAAAAAATATTTTTTCAAAAATCAAAAAGTGTAACGTAGGTTACACTTTTGCTCCGCAGACCCTATAAACATTGAAAAATAGGTGTAACATTTAGGTGTAACGTAGGTTACACTATGTTACAGTTAGAAAAAAATAAAATTATGATACAAGAAGCAATAAAAAACAAAGATTTTTCAACGGTTTTTAAATCAGTTTTAGATTTAAAAAAGTATAGTTTTAATACAGATTTTGAAAACAAAAAAGGAATTTATTTTTTGTGGTGCGATAATGTTATAACTTATATCGGTATTAGTCAAAATATATTTGATAGAATTTATAATTGTAGAACACCACACGTTAACGGTAAGATTTTTAATTATGTTTCTTTTTATGGATTAGATTTAATTAATAAGGATTTAGAGTTTTACGAATATGAATTAATTAGTTTATTTAAACCTAAAGACAATAATCAGAATAGAGGTTTTTTAAATTATAATTTTTTACCTATCAATTATAAATTGATTAAAGAAAAATTTGAAAAAGACAAACAATTTCAATCAGCTATTAATATGGCAAATTATTTTTAATCTATGTATACATTACATCAACTCAAGAAGTAGTTAAACAAAAAATAAAAGATAGTTTAAACGCTAAAAACAAAAAAATACTTATTTCCGCTCCAACTGGTTTTGGTAAAACAATACTTTCTTACGATATTATTAAAAACGCACAGTTAAAAAATAACAAAGTACTATTTACAACTCATAGGATTACATTAGCGGAGCAGTCTTATAAAAAGTTTTTAGATTTAAACCCAAGCTACCTACAAGGCGAAAATAAAAACTTTGATGAAAATTATACTTGTTTAGTAGCATCAATTCATACGCTTATAAATACTGAAATAATAGAACCTAAAATAGTTATTATTGACGAGGTGCATTACGCTTACGATAGTAATTTAATCCAATCTTTATTTACTCGGTTTCCAAATGCTATTTTTATCGGATTGTCGGCTACTCCAGTTGATGATAAAGGATTTTTGCTTGATGGATGGGATTCGATTATAGACGATTATCAAACTAAAGATTTGATTGAATTAGGATTTTTAACACCGTTCAAATGTTTTACTCCGATGTCAGTTAATTTAAGCGATGTAAAAATTAGCGGTAACGATTACGACAATAAAGATTTAGAAAAAACTATAAACCGAATTGATATAAATAACTCAATAGTTAATAGCTATATTGAATTTGGAGAAAGCCGTAGTTTTATTTGTTTTGCGGTTAATAAAAATCATTGTAAAGAATTAGCGGTTGAGTTTGAAAAACAAGGTGTTAAAGTTGGAATAATTACCGCAGATACTAAAGACAAGCAACGGGATAAATTAATTAATGATTTACGATTAAAAAATATTAGTGGTTTAATATCAATAGAAATATTAACGGCTGGGTTTGATGAACCATTGGTTAGTTGTGTAATTTTTGCAACCGCTACTAAAAGCTGGAAAAAATATATTCAATGTGCTGGTCGTGGTATTAGGTTGTTAGGTTTAAATATTTCCGAATCAATAATAAACGGAAAATCTGACTGTATTATTTTAGATTGTTGCGAGAATATAAAAGAACACGGATTACCCGATGAAAGGAAAATATTTACTTTTAATAAAAAAATTGGGCGTGTTTTAGACAAAGACCTAAATATTGATACTGATAATGAAAAGCGGAAAACATTAGTTTTAACAGAGGAAAAAGAAATTTATCTTAAAAGCATTAGTTCGATATTGGACTTATATGATGGAAAAGAGTATAAACTTGAATCAGATTTACAAGACGATGTAAACAACTATCTTAAAAAGACTAATTATTTTTGGTGGCGACAAAATAGCGGTAAGGCATTTATAAAAGATAGATGGGTGCATTTCGCATCAAAGAACGGATTGCCCGACAACACGGTTTTTTATTCTAACACGTCTTTTTATTTTGCGTTAGAGTTGAAATTGCCTAAAGGAAGATTGACTGAATACCAAAAAGAAACGTTGCCCGAAATGACCGAAAAGAAAGTATTATTTTTTATATGCGAATCAGTTTATGATGTTTATAAATCCATTGAACACGTTGAAAATAACATTATTAAAAACGAAACTGAAACAATTATTTTAAATAGCATTTACAATTTACCGCAAAAACAAATAGATTTAAGAAACCGTTTTAAATTACCACTATATGAACTCAATAACCTACAATAACCACACCTACCACCTAAACCAATCCATCCAAACCGATTTAGATGGCAACAGTTTCCGCTACGTAGGACTGCAAAAAGACCTAACCAAAGGCGCAACGTGGAGAAATAAGACCGAATACTACCACTGGATTTACACATTCCACTACACCAATAAAAGTGGCGGATTCACTTTACTTTTAGATTGCTATGATAAGGTTAGTTTTGGTGGGGTTATTTAGAATTTGTATAAATAACTGTTGGGTGTGGAAATAAATATTATAAATGTATTTTGTATTAAATAAATTATTATTTTTGTTGTAATTAAAAACAAATTATTTATGGAATTAGTAAAACAGATTAGAAAAGAAGTTGGAGTTAAACAATATGTTTTAGCTGAAAGGTTAGGAGTAAATCAGGGCAACTACGCAAATATTGAAAACGGGAAACTTATCCCGAATAACCTTGAACAAATAGAAAAAAGTGCATTAATGTTTTTAAAACCGCTATTGCTAAACAAAATAGTTTCTATTGGAAATCATTTAACACTTTTAAGAGATTTAGATAAAAAAATTAAAATATAACCTTCCGTTCCCCAACCTTTGATTTTGATAAGGTTGTGGAGGGGGTAAAGGAATTAATTAAAGAGTAGAGATTATGACAAATTATGACGTAGTAAAAAAACTAATAGGAAATGTTAGACCTCAAGCAGATTCAAGGATTGATGAAATAGCTTTAGAAAATTTAAAAGAAATGTGCGAACTAACAGAACAATTGCTTGGCGAAATAGATATGGCTTTATGTCAAAGATTTAACGCAAAAGAATATTCTGTATTACAAGTTCAAAAATACGCAAAAGAGTTTTTAAACAAAGTTGGATACCGTAACGATAAATAAAATGAACCAACAAACAATTTTTACAGTCTACGTATTAATGCAAAGCCAATCGGATTGCGACGAGGCGAAAAGGATATGTGAGAAGTATGGGTTGCCGTACATTGAAAAGTATTTTGAATTTTGGAATATTTTAAAATACAACAACGCATTTGGATGTTACACCACAAGCGACAAGTTTTGTGTTCACGTAGCATCGAAAAGAGAAAAAACCAAAGTCTCCCTCACCCGCTTTAAAGAGCTATGTGAGGAATATAAATTAAATAGCCTTAAAAAAATATAAAATGGAGATTAAAAATAATTTGAAAGAGAAAATTAAAACAGAATTAATTACCTGTGCTAAAAGCTTCGATAAAGAACAAATGAATAGCTTTTTACAATGGATGATGGTTGAATATAAAAATTACTTTTCTATTACAAGAGAAAGTGCATTAAAAACTTTGCGAAAACTAAGAGAGCGATATAATTCTTACGATTCATTGATAAGTGTTTTAGAAAACAATATTGATGAATATTCATCTCTTGAGTGTTACTACATCTTATCATTAGAATTAGCAGAGGAATGGAAACAATTAAATAAATAGAATTATGGAAAAATTTTTAGACCGATTTGTAAATTGGTTATTAACATCGTGCTTTTTGCTTATCGCTGTGTTTTTTATAGGATTAGCAATAGATAATTTAAGAGTTGTAGTGAATATGATATTAATCATAGTCGCTTTTCTTCTTATCGGATTTATTATTTACGAAGTCGTAAATTATGTTTACAAGAAACTAACCAACACCTAAAACAAATGAAAGAAAAAATCAAAATACCGTTTATTGTAAGTATAGTTTTATACTTGATTGTATCTTATGTGAAATGGGATATAATTTGGATATTAGAAATTCCAAAATATGATTGGAACGATAGATTTGGAATGTTGCTTGCTTATTTAATAGTTCAAGCGCTTGTTCAATTAGTTATAAACGATAAGTCAAACAAATGAAAACAAAAGAAGAAGTAATAACTCCAACTTACAAATCCATTGAAGAAGCAGTTGAAAAATTAAGTCTATCAAAAATAGTAAAATGGAAAGTTTGGTTAGGGTATTTATGCAGGTACACCAAAAAAGATATTTGCCCTCAATTTGTTTTTAAAAATGGAATGGCGGTACAAATAACCAATCACTAAACCACAACCACCTATATTTTAATTTTCTGTTTTTTCTGTTGTTTTTCATTTCTATTTAATTTTTTAATATCCAGTACTAACTATTAATTTTTCGTTGTTATGAAATTTCTCTTTTAAGTTTTCAAAAGCTAATATAATTTCATTTTCTGATGGGTCTGACTTCATAAAATTGTGTTGAAAAGTTTGTTTACCATCAGTAATTCTCATTTTTAAGTGTGGTTGCCAATTCATATATTTAATTTTAAAGTTCTTGCTCCGCATACCTACGACCGTATCTAATCGGGTCAATTAAATCATCATACGCTTTTACTACTTCGTCATCTACCACGCCTAATCTGTCCTCTGCGTAAGCATAGTTTTTAAATTCTAAATCAATACCGTCGCTATCTTCTGTATAAACCACGTTTGTTGATTGTAGTAAAGTTATACCAGCCATTACCGAACCTTTGGGCTTATCGATACCGAATGCGTACTCCCAACCGTAATCCCTTAGTAATAAAATGTTATCAGGTACTGCACTATCACAAACAATAGTAGCGTTTTTATCAATACCTAACTTTCTAAAGGTGTGAATAATTATACCGCCCTCATTATTAATATTGTTTCGTTCAATTGGTTCGAGTTGTGCGATCAATTCATTTTCTGATAAGTAGTTTCTTTGGTGGCAATACAATGTATTTGAGTATTTATCGTATTTCATTTCAACTATCCCGAATTTATGATTTTTTCCCCAATCGACACCGTAGAATGATTTAAAAGGGAGTTGGTTAAATTCGTGAAAAGTATTTCGTTTCCAATCGGTAAATACTCTGCCCTCTACCGCTTCTAACCATCCACCTTTTACAACGTGATTGTATTTCTTTTCGTCTTTGTCTTTTAATTGCTGGTAATAGCTTACAATGTTATCCGCTAAATACTCACGCTCAACATCTAAATAACTTGTATGTATGTAACAAACATTGTCTTTAATTAAATTACTGCCGCCATCAACATTCATTCCAGTAAAGAAGTGTCTATATATCCAATGGTGTACGCTTGCTGGATTAAGAATAAGAATAGTTAAGTTTCTTTTTTCTTTGGAACGTATCGATAAAAATACCTTTTCGTAGGTTTCATAGTCAGGCAATTCTTCGGCTTCATCAACCACAAAACAGTTAAAACCAAATAATGATTTTAAGTTAGCAGTTTGTTGTTTACTCCCAGTTTTAATACCTTTAAAAGCTATTCGATTACCTTTACTTTCAATATGTGTTTGTGTTGAATTAACGTAGTTTTCATAGCTTAGTAATTCAATCTTATCATCAACTTCGGGTTTAATAGAATCTACAATGGAAATATTTGTAAAACGTGTGTAAAGAACATTCCAACAATACTCAACTAATGCAATTAATGAAAAAACAGAAACAACAAAAGATTTTGCCGAACCACGCCCACCAGTCATTATAACAGTATCGACTTGCGGGTGTTTGCCTTGCAAAATCTCAAATAGCGGTTTGTATTTTTTTGAGAATTTAATGCTCATTTTCTGAACTATCCACAAACTCAATAGTTGTTTTTTGATTGACTATTGGCTTCTTCTGAAAGTTGTCTTTTTCGTAACCACCAAAATGCTTCATAAGTTTTTCAACTGCATCAAGTTTGGCAATTGTCTTTACTTTTTTAGTTTCTCCAACTACTTCCCCGCCCATTCTAATATGGTCACTTGCTAACTCGGAAATCATTTGCCTTGCAATTAGTGGCATCCCTTTGATTGGTAGTAAATTTCCGTTATCGTCGTAAAGTTCTGCAATATCGAAACGAACCATATTGGATAAAGTGTTTACAAGTTCGTCAATAGTGGCTTTATTACGTTCGTATGCTTCTTTTTGGAGTTCTTTTATTCTTTGGGTTACATTGGGGTTTGAATGTAATAAACAAGCCTCTCTTGCAACACTATTTGAGTTCATTGATTCGGCATCATACGCTAAACGATAAGCGGTTGATTGATTCATACAAACAACGTAATGTTGGCAATATTGTTCTTGCTTATCTGTTAATTCATTTTCCATCCGTATAGTCTTTTATAAAAGATAAAATATATTTCTTTTCCTGTTTAGTTAACTTAAATCTTTTTACACTAATAAAGCCTTTCATAATCACTCACAAGTTTCTTTATAATTATAAACATATCCGTTACTATCGGTTTTTGTATCGTCTCCAATAATCCAATTAGCGCAACTGTCATTTTCTACTTGGTAGCGGAATAGTTCAATTTTTTCAATGCTATTAAGATACTTGTAGTTTACTCTTTCGCAAATACATGCTTTAGGTGTTGAGCAACTTAGTAAAGTTAGGATTAGTAGTGATAGTATTGGTTTCATTTCACATATCGTTTAGTATCGTTGAATCTACGTTGTTTCTCAGAATTGGTAATATTTATTAATGCTTCTAAGTGATTTTTTACCGCTTCAATAATAGCATTCTTTTTATCAGTTTTTAAATTAGCTACTATTGGTTGTGATTTAATAATTTCTACTTGTGCTAATCCAATAGCTGAAGTTAAACACAACAACGGAACTAATGCGCTTATATAGCGTTTACTCTTTCTTTTAAGAATCGGTTTAGGTTTTTTATTTTCATGTATTTCGTAGTAGTTCATAAGTTTCAAAATTACAAATTATTTTTTAATTAGCAACTATTTCGGTATTAATTCTGTTAAAGCATCTATTAACTCTTGTGATTGGTCTTTTAGTGCTGGTTTGGATAGGTTCCAATTCATTTTTGTTTTTTCCCAACAAATATACTCGCTATCATAATTGAATTTTAATAAATTCCCAAAATAATCTATAGAATAATAATCTTTGTCTTTATCGATTAATCTCAACCACTCCAACACATCGTTAAGAAGTATTGGGTGGCCGATGATTTTCATAAAACCTTTTGTTTCTTCTTCTGGCCAAGCGTAAGAAGTTCCGTTTTTATCTATAAAGCGAAGTAATCCATTTGCCTTTGAAAATAAAGTCATTGGATATTTTGCGTCTTTAAAATCTACTTGACATCCTACACTCAACTCCCTTAATCTCGGAATTGAATTGTAGATTGCGTTTTCTAAGTCTTGTAAATTATTTTCCATAAATAAGTTCTTTAAAGTTGTTATTAGTTTGTAATTGGTATTTTGTTAGGTCGGAGTAGGATTGGATTCCTCTTGATAATTGCCATTCGTTAAATTCTTTGTTATACCAAAAAATAAAAAATCCATCGGTTAAACAAATGCCTTTAGAATATAAATTAGAATCTTTAATATCAACTATTTCCCATCCCTCAAACAATACTTGTTTTTGGGCTTGTTGGAATTGCTTCGCTTGTTTTAAAACTTCATCAGGTAGATTGCCGTAATTCTTATCAAAAAAGTCAATTGTCGGCTTCTCAATCGGCTCTCCGTTTTCATCACAAGCAATAAAATGCTTGAGTAAAGGTGTTGATAAATCAAAATTAACTCGATTCATTGCAATACGTCGGAAATCGGAATCTGATTTAGTGAAGTACTCGTTTTTTAATATTCCGTTTAATTCCTTAAGGAATGTTTGGATTGGGTTTAGTGTGGGTTTCATAGATTTATATTTTAATATTGAAATTTAATTTAGTCAAACAACTATTGCAAGTCACTGCTTTCATTACTCTAATGAGTTTTCTATATTCTGAATCAATTTGCGTTTCATAAATTCCATCTTCATCAAAAACAGAATCGCTATGAATCTGTTCAACTTGTGTAATTCTATACCCTTTTTTAGCTTTACACTTCGGACAATCTAACGGCTGAGGCATTCCTTTATTTATTTCCATAATTAAAATATTGGTGGTTGTGGCTTAGTGATTGGTTGGTAGTGTGTGATGCTTTTATTTTTAAATCTTGAAAAGATTTCATTTTTAGTAAAAACAGAAGACAATTGGTGGAATTTACCATTATCATACATTTTGCCTCCCCAATAATTACAATCCTCACTCGGCAAATCCGCTTCGCTTAAAATTCTAATCCATGAATTATTATTCTCAATACCTTTTAATGATTTTGGTCTGTAATACCAAACGTCTTTCTCTTCTTTTGTTTCAAGTTTAAAGGCATCAAACCAAAGCGTATCCCTCATAAATTGAGGCCTATCTTTTGACCATCCGTTTTTGTCGGGCTTGTATCTTTTAAAATATTTACCCCACGCTTCTTTAATTACTTCTTCTTTTGTTTTCATAGATTATAAGTATTATCATAATAGTTTTTACAAGTTTCTTCGCTACTATCGTAGAACTCTTGACGATACCCCTCTGTGTATGCAGTTTCGATTTGTTGGCGTTCTTTTTCTAAAAGCGATTTTGCTTTCTCATAAGCTGGTAATTGTAAAAAATCGTGCATCTTTAAATCTTTATCTAAAAATTCGATTAATTCTTGCATTGCTGTTTTCATTTGTTTTAGGTGTTAAGGAATGAGTTGTAAGTCAGCTAAAAAGAACCATTGTTTTTTTGAATAAATATCATTCATTTTCGACACGAATTCTTTAATAACTTCTTTTTGCTCTTTAAAGCATAATTCCATATCGTGACTATCATCATCAGGATTTCCTTCTGTATCGAAATATCTATCCACAAGCCATTCTATAACTTCTTCAGATGAAATTGTAGTTGAGTTTGGTTGTTTATGTGCAACACATAGTTTGCCGTTGTGATATGGCTCAAAATCTTCTTCTGACAAATCAGAAATACTCATCAAAGATTGATTTTCTAAATTTTCATATCCACATAATTCATAACCTTGTTCTAATGCTTCTTTAACTGTAATTGTTTTCATAATAATTCTATTTATTTAATTTATATTCCTCACATAGTTCTTTAAAACGGGTGAGGGAGACTTCTGTTTTTTCTCTTTTCGATGCTACATGAACACAAAACTTGTCGCTTGTGGTGTAACATCCAAACGCGTTGTTGTATTTTAAAATATTCCAAAATTCAAAATACTTTTCAATGTACGGCAACCCATACTCCTCACATATTCTTTTCGCCTCGTCGCAATCCGATTGTGATTGCATTAAGACGTAGACTGTAAAAATTGTTTGTTTCATTTTTGGTTAGTTTTTAAAAATTAATCCTTAACATAATCTTTTGTTCCAAAAACCTCTTTACCTTCCAAAAGTTCAGCTAAATCGTTTCTGACGTAAACCGATGTATGTGGATGATGATTTTCTCCTAAATATTTCATCAGAGGTTTTACAGATTCCTCAAAAGATAGTTTTCTGCTATCATACCATTTTTGAAAGTGTTTTTCTAATTTTTCTTGTTCAGTAGCCTCAAGTATATTTAACTCTCCTTTAAATTCTCCATAAGCGTAATTAAAAAAATCATTTATTAAATTTTTCATAATATTCTTAACAATTATCCTTGTAATCGGGTTTTATTAATTTCTCTAATTAAATATTCAAAATCTACATTAAGCAGCCAATTATTAAACTCATCTTCTTGTTGCTTTCTTTGAAAATCGCTCAAAAGGCAAGCGTTTTTTTCTCTATTCCAAAATAAAAATAATAAATTTCTGCAAATAGATGACCTTAAAATTATATCTACTAAATTGGTTGCGTCTTCATAATCTGCCGAACCTCCATGTTCTCCACAACTCCCCGATTTTGTTAAATCTTTTAACAACTCATAGATACCATCAATATCTTTTATTAACTCGTTTTTCATTTTTTTAATAAGTTAAATTAGAAAAAGTTTTTCCATCGCTGTTCACTATATAATTTTTTTCATCTTTGAATAAAGGATATGTTTCTTTTGCATTTTCTGAAACGACAAAAGCATAACAAGTGCCTACATCAACTTTTTTTTCTTTTTCTAATTGAAAAAAGTCAATGTACATTTTTAAAAAAGCATCTTCATTACTTTGTTTTTTAAAAACAGAATAACTTAATCCTAAACTTTGGTTGAACTCAACTTTTTTACTCGTAATTTTTCTTAATGTGTACATAATTTTATATATTTATATTTTCCCTACTCTTTAGCTTTTCGGGTTCCGCTACTCTTTAATTAATTCCTTTACCCCATCCACAACCTTATCAAAATCAAAGGTTGTTGCTCTAAATGTTTTGTTGTTTGACTTTCTTCCATCAGGGTATCTAACTTGAATTAACAACACCTCTTTATCTTTTTGCGATGGTCTTCCAACTGTTGGTTTTTTATTTTCTTGCATAATTTTATAAATCTGATTTTAAAACTAATTCACATAAAAGCCATTGACCATCCATTAATAAAGCTTGTAAAACAGAAACTTCTTTGTCTTTATGTTTTGGGTTGTCTGAAAAAATCTTATCTTCTAAACTACTACCTCTTTGAAAAGTTAAAAAATAAGATTTTTCATTTGAACGTTGAATAATTCCAGTAGCGGGATTGTTAATTGTTGTTTTATTTGATGTGGTGTTAAACATAATCTATATTTTTAAAGTTTCAACAAATCTACAAAATACTTTTTAATTAATTTTAATTTATATTAACTATTTTAACACCCAACCGTTATTTATACAAATTCTAAATAACAGTCAATAATTCATTTATAGCAATATCTATTTTATCGTCGTGACCTAAATTATCATAAAGCATAGATTTGAAAAATTTACTATAAATTTCATCGGTTAAAATGTTTTCTTTGGTTGCGTATTCATAACCAAAATCGTGTAAGTTTTTTAAACCAGCTTCTATTAGCTTGTTTTTAATTTGTTTGTTTGTCATTTTATTTATTTTTTAAGTTATTATATTTCCAAAACTAACCTTATCATAGCAATCTAAAAGTAAAGTGAATCCGCCTTGTATATTCCTATCATAGCGTTAAACTTTTTTCTTAACTCTAATCTTTCAGTTGTATTGTAGGTTTTATTTTCAAGTTTTAAATGTTTGACAATTGAACGTGCTGTTTTTATTTTTTGTGAATAATCATTTTTAGCCATTTTAAGCAACGGAAATAAGCGAACGATGTCAAACTTCACATACTCCCAATATTCTTTACCATACCTGTCAATTAAGCCTAAATCGTAGTTATGTAGGTTTGCCGACTTCTCAACATTGCAGTGATAGTCTTGTAAATGAATATTATCTAAATTAAAGCGAATACTTCCGTTTGACTTTACGCTATGGTAGTGACCTCCGCTGGGTGTTGTGTGACCACCGCAACTTATGCAACCGCTACCAAAATCAATTAACCTTGCGATATGATTAATTTCTTTTTCAAGTAGCTTTTGCCAATCTGTTAAAGTCATTAGTTTTTGTTTCAGTTCCTTTTTTTCTTTTGACCAATCTTTTTGCGATTGTTTTTTAGTTTTCTTTTTAGCGTGTTCAATAGCGCATTTAGTAGAACAAACTTTAACCAATGAGTTATACTGCAAAAATAGATTTCCGCACTCGATACAGTTTTTGTTTTTTGGTTCTTTCATTAGAAAAATTGCATTATTTCATTATCGATTGTTTCATTATCAATTCCCAACCATCGACTAATTACGTCTTTTGTTTTTTCGTAGAGTTGGCTAAACTCTACTTCATCCATTTGAGCGAATGAAATTGATTTGGCTACTTTTAAAACTTCTCCAGTAATTACGCTAACTGTTTCATCATACCAACCAGCCGTTATAATTACATCACGTCTAAGGTCTTCTAATAATCTGTAATCTGATTGGTTTTCAAATGCTAATTTCAAAAGAGCAAAGTATTTTTTGTGAAACTTCAAATTTCTTTTTTTTACATACTCTATTTCAAATTCTTTATTCATTGGAATTTTAGAGTAGATTTCCATATCGGAATCGTAAACAGGCAAAAGTCCGCGAGGTGTTTTTATTACAAGTAGTTTCATATCGGAAATAACATATTTGGTTTTATGGTTATTTTTCTTTGAATTAAGAAAACATCTTCGGTTAATTCATCATTATACAAAGCATATTTTGAAGAATAAACCTCCATTGTAACCATTCCTTTTGGTGTGCTATTTGTTACTAAACCTAACCTAACATAAGTGAAACCGTTTTGATTTCTTGAATATCCGTATTTGTTACCGAATATTATTTCGTTGTTTAAAGCGTCTTTCATAATTATTTTTATTTATATCCTAAATCCTTTTTTGCTATTTCTGTTTTTACTGTTTTTCTTAGTCGCCACTTTTCGCCACGAAGTTCAGGATTTTGCTCTTGAACTTGTCGGCTCAACCTTGTTAACGTTTCGATTGATGGTATTTCTTTTCGGATTAACCTATCTATAAATTTAACGTAGCTTGTGTATAATTCTATGTCACAATAATCTATGTAATATATGTGAATTAATTTTGCGTTGTCGTCTCTTGTTTCTTTGTGGTCAGTTAAAATTTGTTTAACTTTTGATTTGATTGTTTTAAATTGTGGTCTCATTGGTTTTTAGTTTAAATTAATAGTAAATAATTTTTTCTTTTTAAAATATTCTTTTTCAAGTTTTTCAAATGTGTTGTAATCAATAAAACCATTTATAAAATACTCGCATTGCCTTTCGTAATAACTAAGTAATAAATTATATTCAGGTTTAAAAAGGAACATCACTATCATCATCATTTCCAAACGCTTCATTTGGGTTTATTAAAATCATTTCTTTTTCATCATCAAATAATTCATCTTGTTTCATTTTTTCAAGTAAATTATAATCTTGTGGTTGCCCGTGTCTCAAATAATATCTTCCGCTTGGTATATGATAATCAAAATCAACTTGAGCGCCTATATCGCCCTGAAACGAATATTTTGTTTTTAAGTTTTTAAAATAAGTATATCCATCGTTTTCAAAATATCTATAAATACAAAATCCATCGTGAGTTTGATTTCTAAAATCTGCGCTACCTGAAACATCGTATAAAGTTGGAGATTCATAAACTCCGTTTTCACGTTTCATTTTTGTAGGGTGTGCGATAACAATTATCAAAACATTATTTTGCTGGGCAAATTGTGTAAGTCTCGATAAAATACGCCCGATGTTTTCTCTTTCAGGTTTATTATTATTGAACTCAACTTTGTTCCACGCATCAACTACAAAAATATTTATACCAAATGAAACTAACTGCTCTTTAAATTTATCAAATAACCAATCCCAATTTGCATATTCCCCAACTTCGGGGCTGGTTAAATAAAGTTTCTGATTTGCCCAATTATGAAACTGCATAATTTCGCCTTTACTTACTCTTGGAGTTCCATTTATTTCGTAGAAGTAATTTTTACCAACTACTTTTTGAACAAATGTAGAATAGTGTAATTCCATTGGTTGATGTTCAGGTGAAAAGAAACTCGCTTTTAAATCATTCTCAAGCAGGTAGTTTAAAACCATCCATTCAGTAAAATTGGATTTTCCGTGTGATGGTATACCCGTACCAATACACAAATGACCAAACATTAGTTTAAAAATATTGTTCAACGGTTGCAAAGTTGGATTTTTAAATTCTAGACAATTCGGTAATCCGTTGTTATGAAGTTCAATCATTTTTTCGAGTAAATCTTCACTTGTAAAAGTTCCACTAATTGGGTACTTTTTTCGATTGTAAATACTTTTGTTTAAAACACCACTAATTAAATCATCGTTTGCATCTTTACCATCAAAAATAACTCTTTCACAACGCCAACGCCCTAAACGTTGAACTATCTTTTCAGCTACATTATTACCACTTTCGTCGTTATCTGTTGCTATGTAGAATTTTTTAATATCTTTGATGTACTTTTCAGAATTTAACCAATAGTTATCGTTGTCGTTTGCTCCGTTTGGAATTGAAATAACATTGGCTATTCCTATTTCATAAAAAGCCAAAACATCAAATTCTCCCTCAACTATGTACGCTTCGGTTTCTCCAATAATTGAATTAATATTATAAAATATTGGCTTTCCGTTTTTTGATTGTGTAAATTTCTTATCGCCTGAACGGTACTTTTTATTTACCAGCGTATCACTTTCAAAATAATTAAATACAATGTTTGTAACCTCTTTATTAAGCGATGGTTGATAATATTTTTCTTCGGTAATATTAAAATGTTTTAAAGTAAATTGATTGATTTTCCTTTTTTCTTCACACCATTTAACCATCGAATCAGATAAGTTAGTGTAGTTTCTCCATTCCTGACTTGGCAAGGTGTAATTACTTTGAATAATTGATTTTTGTACACTATCACGAAAAAACAAAGCGTTACAACCGTCGTTAAAACATTTTGCAGTTCCGTTATTGTGCCAAACCGAAAGACTTTTGTCGTTCTTGTTTTTACGTGTATCGGTACAAACAGGACACTTTATTTTTTCGTGTCCGTTTGTTTTGCGTAATTCTAATAAATCCCAATTTTGAATATTTGCCATTATGCTGGAGATATATAATTTGTTTTCTTTTCGTTTTTTTGTTGATTTAACCAATTTATAAAATGCGAACTAAATTCAGCTTTATTTTTTTTATAGTCAAATTTTAAATTTAAGTCGGTTTTAAATGCAAGTAGCTTTTCTTTTACCTGAATTAAATTAAACTTAGGAGTATTATTCATTGCACAACCTTGTAACCACATTTCAGAATTAACCAAATCTAAATAAAATAAATCGTTTTTATTATTTATTACAGTATCATTTACATTATCAATATCATTATCATTTACATTATCAGTTGGATTTGTTGATGTTTGTTCAACACTTTCAACACTTGTTGGATTTGTTGAATTTTGTTCTTCTGATTTCTTTGCTCTTGATTCCGCGGAACGCTTACCAGCATCACTTCTTTTTAGCTTAACTTCTTCAAATTTAACTAAATCTCTTTTCAATTGCAGTTCAATTGGCTTCCACGCAGTTATTAAAAGTCTGTCAGTTAATATTGGGTTTAAATCATTAACATACTCGAGCAAATGTTGAAATAACATTCCTTTTTCTTCAAGTGTTAAATGGTCAATGCTTTTTATTAAGTCAGCATATAAAACGAAAGATTTTTTATTTTGAGCCATAACTAAAAACGAAAACCGCTACAATCATTGAGCCTCTCACCTCTCAAATCCTGTAACGGTCGTTTAATATTTTTAAATACTGTGAGAGGTACAGCAAATATAATAAATTAATTCAAATAACAATGCGTTATTCTATTTTTATTTCACAAAAACCAATTTGATAGGCTTTATAATAAAAGTCTTTTGTAAACTTTTTAAATATAATCCAATCACTTAAAAGCATTGTCTTTTTTGCAATTGGATTGTTTGTTTTTCTGTCAAATTTAACTACTTCGACTTCAAGCATTTTCTAAAACGGTAAATCGTCGTGTTCTTCTTCGTTGTAGTCTGTAGCTGGTGCAAATGCTTGTGCCGATGGTATCGGTGGCATTTGGTTTGATAGTTCGCCTTGTTGCGCTTTCTCAATTCTCCACCCTTGAATAGAGTTAAAATACTTTGTTTCACCTTGTGGATTAACCCACTCTCGACCTCGTAAATTAATACCTACGGTTACTTCTTGACCAACTGAATAGTTGTCTAAAATATCGCATTTATCTTGTGTAAATTCGATTAAAATGTGTTGTGGGTATTCGTCTTGGGTAGTTACTACTAATTCTCTTTTTTTAAATGATGCGCTTACTTGTTGTGTAGCGTTGATAGCTTTTATTTTGCCTTGTACTTCCATAATTATTTTTTTGGTTCGTTAATTTTTAATTTCAATTCTGTTACTAATTTACCGAATATTTTTTGGTCTTCGGGTGTAAGTGCTAAATATTTAGTTTTTAAGTCTTCTTCGGTTTTACACTTTACCAAATCTTTATTAATTTGTGTTAGTCTTTCATTTTCTAACTTTTGAGCGAGTTCTTTTTCTTGTTGCTCTTTTAGCTCCTCTGCTTTGCGTTCTGGGTTGTCGATGTCGTCTTCGTCAGTAGAAATATGAAAGTACTTTAATAAAAAATATCTTTCTGCATAAGTTAGCGCACTTCCTACGCCTTTATCCCAATCGTTTTGACCGTTAGCACCAAATAGGTTTTCGTCTTTTTCTCCCGTATCAATATCAATCCACGTGAAACGCATCATTACTTTAGATAAGATTTCGCTTTTTGGTTTTCCGTGCCAAACTTTTGTTTCTTTGTTTTCGTTTAAAGATACTTTGTAATCTTGTCTTTCGTTGTCAATTGATAAAATTTCTTGTTTTAACAATAAACCCTCTTTATTCATTAATGGTTTAATGTGGTCTAAAACCTTACTCCCCGTAACGTATCTGTAACCGCTACCATCTTTGTCTTTTCCTAATCCTAAAACTTGCGCTTGGATTGAGTGAAGTTTGTTGTAAATACTCATATTTAAAAAAAATACGGCTAACTTCTACTCGTAAGTCTGGTACATCTTACTTTCAAAATTAGCCTATTTGTGTTTTTTACTACATCAGTACCAGTGATGTTTTTATGATAAAACAAATATACAAAATTACTTTTTAATATTACGCTTTTCAAACAAATATTTTTGTTCAGCGTTCCACGCTTCAATTCTATGATTCCGAACTTTTTTATAGTTTTCATCATTCAAATCTTCGGGAGTTGGCAGTTGTCTTACTTCCATTCCTAAACGATTCAAATAAAGTTTTTCATCATTTGAAAGTTCATTGTATGATTGCTCTGATAACTTTAAAAAATATTCCTTACTTGCGCTCATTTTACTTTTTAATAATTAAGTCTTATTGGCGGTCTTTGTTTTTTAATGTATTTCTTTTCAATTTCGATGTGGTTTAATCCACTCCAATAAACAATGTACTTGTAAACTATATTTCCTTTCTGATTGTAAAAATCAATGCCATCGTAAAATTGGCAGAACTCGTGAAAGTTGTTGAAGTTTTTCATAGTTAAACCAAAATTGAATTAACAACTAAACCGCCTTTAACTTGTTGTTTAACTACTCGGTACTTTGCAAATGATAAAGCGCCTACTTTCGCCACAACTAATCCGTTGCCCTTTCGGTTGTTTGACTTTCTTAACTTTCGTTTGTCGGCTCTTGAACCACTAACGAATGGATTTTCTTTTGTAATTGGATTTTGTAAAATCCCATTTTCATAAACTTTTCTGTACGTTTGATTTTGATTTCTCATCTTTTCTCTATTTTAATTATTAATAAATTTACAAATTATTTTTTAGTTGGGGTTTGGAATGGTTCTAAATTAGAATAATTTTTGTTGACTAACGTGGTTTTGTATTCGTTGTACTGCCTTATCAAAATACTCTTTATCTAATTCACAAGCCGTTAATTCAAAACCGTAATCGTGGCAAGCGATAGCAATTGAACCGCTACCTAGATGGGTGTCGAGTATTTTGTCGTTTGGTTTGGCGTATTTGTCGATAATCCATTTGTATAGCTTAATTGGTTTTTGTGTTGGGTGTATTCGAGTTTCTTTGTTGCTCATATCGTGTTGAATCATCCCGTGCCACGCTATATCAACAAAATCTAATTTATTCATCCAACTTACCCACGCAAGTTCGCCTGTGCTATAAGTAGGCATAGTTACATTTTTGTGCCAATAAATCATACCACCAACTAATCCAAAATAATTAGCACCCCAAATAATTTGCCTTTTACTAACTCTTTTTAACTCATCAAAATACTCATCTGAAGGAATATCTGAATCCCATAATTGAGAACCGTATTTCTTAGATTTGGTTGCTGATTTTTTTGTTTGAACTTTATTTTGTGAGTTTTTAACATCAGCATCAATCCCGTAAGGCGGGTCAACAATCGCTAAGTCAAAGTAGTTATCTGGATAACGCGCCATTAGTAGCATATTGTCTTCGTTGGTAATCGTAATTTTATCTGTTAGTTGCATAATTTAAACCCCTCTTTTAAAAATTCATTTACTCGTTTAGTGTGAATGCGTGTTTTACCATCGGGCGATTGCATCCAAACCGCACCGTTATTAGTTCGTATTTTTTCAATTTCACTATATTTCAAAGCTGATTTTTTAGCTTTTACTTTTAGTTCTTGGTTGATTTCGTGAATGGTTTTGTCGGGTTTAGTTTTCATAATTCATTTTGCTATTATAAATGTGATAAGTTTGTGTTACGTAGATTACCTCAAAAGGCACTAATTTGTTTTTGTTAACCGCAACGCTATTAAAGTTTCTAATAATTGAAAAATCATTCTCATTGTAATAATGAACATTTCCTTTAATAGCGTCGGGATTAAGAAACTTTTGTTTGATTCGGTATTGAATAGCTACCTTTGTTAAATTTAGCAAATGCGCCATTCTTTCAACCGTGTATAGTTTGGAAAAATCGATATCGTACATACTTTACTTTTTTAACCCGCCACATTGTTAAGCGGTGGCGGTGGGTTGT